ATGTCATTGTTATCGTATCGTTAAAAGTGTTTCCGCTCGTGTCTTCCTCGATTATATACCCCGCCGCCGTTACATAAGAGCGGTTTACAGTTACAACCGCCCCAGTTAGTGGAACACTTGAGGGCCTAGCAATTAAAACAACTCCCAAAGTATTAACGCCAGTAACTCCATCCACGGCTTGGATGGCGTCAATTATTTGCTCTCTTATTATTGTCCCGTCAAAATTTGTTATTGATACACTTGATAAATAATTTTTAATTGCTACAATTATAGCCGCTTTTACCGTTGCCTCTACAAATTGGCCGTCGTAAAAAATTTCTCCCGTAAATTTTAAACGGTCTGCGAATAAGCTCGAGGTGTCAATAGCAATGCCCACAAATCCGATTTGATCCAAGTATGATATGAGCGCGTTTAATTCTTGAGTTACTAAGGGGGTTAACCCTCCCGCGCCGTCGTCCTTTGCCACTTTTACAAGTACCCTGTTATTCACTTGCTCCACAATTGCCGCCCGCGTAATTATTCTTTTTGTTGCATCAACTACAGGGTAGGCCGCCTTTCCATCAATTACACTAATAACCTGAGGGCTTGCCGCGTCATATTGAAACTCTAAAACCCTTTTTTGTAGCCAGTCCGCTGTCCCTGGGACTGCCTCCCGTGCTATTTGCTCAAGCTCCAATTTGAAAACGTCCCAAAGTTGTTCTTGAGTTTCAATAGCTGAGGCGGTTATCCTTGTCCAAAGCCTCCAAATTGCCACGGCGCTCGGGCTCGTAAGCGTGTTTAGTGTCGTGTCCGCTGTTTTTGCAGCTATAATTTCGTTTTGTATTTGCGTTACTGTTCTCGCCATTGTTAAAATTTTATTGGTCGTTTACGTCCTTAGCTGTCCTTATTCCTGGCTTAGTGCTTGGGTTTATTACTATATCGTCCGTAATATCCAAGGCCGTTATTTGGTGGGTAGTTGCCCCGCCGTCCACGTATTTAGTGTCATCTAATATGTCGGTTGTATAGTCTTGAATAAATACGTAAAAATTAGTCCTTGCCTCGTCTGTTTGCTCGCTTCGCCTTTTTAGGGTGTTAAATCCGTTTGCTTTGTAACCTTGGAAAGTTTTATAAACTTTTTGCTTTAAATCAAATAAATTTAAAACGGTCGTATTATTGCTCGCCCTCCCTTTTGTTAAGCTTTTGGCAATGTAAAAACGTAAAACCACTTCGCTGGTCTTTTGCACTCCTGCGCCGCCGTCCGCAAATGTTACGCCCTCAGGAAAGCCAATAAACAAGGCGGGAAATTTTATTATGTCCGTTAGTCCCTGTTCGTTTTTGTTAAAATCGTCGTTAAATAAAGCCACGGTTTTAAACTCAGGTAAAGCCGTGTTTACTTTGTTTATTATGTCCTCAATTAAAAATCTAAACATTATTTAAAACCTTTTTTAATTTTCTTTTTTATTAAGTTAACAATTCTTTTGTCAGTTGCATGACTTGGGCCCAAAAATTGGCGCTTTGGCATAATAAAAGGGGCCGACTTCCTCCCACTCTTTAAACCGTAATTATGTACTCCCGCGTAAACCGCCGCTTCCCCTTTGCTGCCTAATGTTACACGTTTATTACTTACGCTTAATCTACGTATTGAACGCCTTAAACGTCCCCCGCCCTCGTCTGCGGGCCCTACTAAAATAGCCCTTATTTTCGGGTTTTTGTCCTTTCTCTTTCTCGGTTTCCAAGGCTTTACACTCCGATCCATAAACCCTTGGCGCTTAAAGTTAGTTTTTGCCTCGTTTACGGCTATATTCCCTATGGCTTTCATTATACCCACAAACTGTTTAACTACGCCCCTGGCGTCCTCTTTCATTGCTTGACTTAGTGGGTTTTTGCCTTTGTAAGTTGCCATTTACTTGGGTTTTTCTGCCCCCTTAGGAAAAGGCAAATTAAAATTATTGTCCTTTAACTCCTTAAATTGGTCTTCAACTATAAAATAGGGGTGTTGAGGGCCAAATAAAACTTTTTTCTTGCCTACGTTCATTTCCATGCTTGGCGGAACCTCAGGCAATTTAACCGCTCCCAAGTTGCTAGGCGTGGCCTCCTCGTCCTCCTGGTCTACGTCGCAGCGACAACGCCAGCCGTTTGGCGGGTAGTAAGTGTCCCAAAATGGATCATTAACGGGCCGAGTAACGCCGTCCAATGGTCGGTGTGACTCCCTTACTCGCTCGTCGCCTACTGTGCTATAAGTTAAAAATGGTAATACGTCTTTGTCCTCCTCGATATCCTGCCACTTGCTGGCCATGGTTGCCGAGTTCTCAGCTTGAAAAATCTCAGTTTTTAACCAAGTTTGATTATAAGTGTTAAAAATTTCCTTTGCCTTGGCTTCGTATTCCTTGAAAGGTACGCGGCGCCCCTGGTTGTCGGCTATAAAGTCCGACATTTCCCGCACCTGGTTAAAAGTTTTGGCCCCACTAAATACGTGGGCGTTGTGCTTTAAACTTCTTAAAAAATCTTTGTCGTAAGTGTCGGCGGCTTTGCCTACGGCTCTAAGGCCTTTATTCATTCCCTTGGTTAACTCCTTAGCAATTCTAAAATAAACGCTTTCGGGTAAATTTTCAACGGTATATTTTCCACTATAAACGCCGTTTACTACGTCCGAAATTGTCAGCTCGTCCCAATTAATTGGCGGGACGTCCTCCTCGCCCAGGTTGTTAAAGTCTTCAATAGTTCCGCAGCATACGCCACAAAACGGCTCATTTTCTAGTATTGAAAGGGCTTTTTTTTTACCCCCAAAGTGTTGGTTAAATTTTCGGGCTCAGCCTCGGCCTCGGTGGTTTCCTCCAATGGCGTGCCGTAAGTTTCGGTAATATAGTCCCCTGGTATTTTATATTTTCCCGTTTGGATTAGTTTTATGTCCCTTTCAAATTGCTCGGCCTTGCTTACCCTTTCGGCGTCGTCCCACTTCCAATAACCTTTTATATCAAAACCGTGGTATTTATTAAGCCAGGGAATTAATTCATTATTTACTATTTCTTGAATAAATAGACTGTCCTCTTTATCGATTGCCTCCAATGTTCGCTCGTGTACTTCCGCTTGACTTCTTGAGCTGCCCGAGTCCATAACCATAGTGGAACCCAAAATAAGCTTTGAAATTTCACTATTTGCCCGCTCAATTAATTTGTCGTAAACCTCGTAAGCGTCTGTTTTTTTGTCTCCTATAAAGTCGAGTTCGTCGTCATGGTTGAAAACGCCGTAAGCGTTGCGGCCCATGTTTTCCAACATAAAATACATGTTATCTCTTAAAGCCTCGTTTCTTATGTCAGTTTTTCCAAGCCTGAAAGGGGCCCCAAAAAGCTCCGAAAACTCAGCCCAAGCCGCTTGGGTTGTTTTCTTATATATCATCATAGGCGCCGCCTTAGCAAATAGGCCCAAGTCGTCGCCCCTACGCCCTACAAATTGAACCCAGGGGGCAAATTTACCGCTCTTAATAGGTATTAAAGGCGCGTTACTGTAGGCGCTTTTACGTACTGCCATTTTTTGGGGGTAAACATATTCACGAGGCACGAGCTTGACATAATCAAAGCCATTTTTTACCCTGTCCCCAAATTGGATAAGTGAATAACCATAAAAACGGCTATCCAATGAAAATTTTATATAATCTCTAAACCAAATAGAATTAAAAATATCGCTTTCCTCCTCTATATTTTCGCCCTCCTCATTACATACTTTATAATCCTTTGAAAGGGTGCGGCTTTTACGTGTTTCAATCGCTGCGGTTAAATGCGGATCGAGCGCAATATCGTTGTAAACTCTTATAAGCTCCACGGTCGTAGGGTTGTTTACGTCCTCCCAGCTTTCAAGGCCTATTTTCCAGTTGCTTATCTCCATTCCAAAGCGGCTTAACTGAGTATTAACCACTTTGCGCATAATTTCGCGGGCCTTGCGCGTTTCCGCTGCCACTGCCTTAGTTTTAAATATGTCAAATAAACCCATAATTAAAAACTTTGATTTCCTTTTTTAGTTTGACTTCCCCAACGTAGTGGCCAGCCCTCTTCCTTGGCTTCGTCGTTTGTTGTAAGAGTTACATTTAAGCGGCCCTTAAAAACGTCGTCCAACCATTTTTCGGCCTCCTGGTGGGCGAACTCTCGGCCCTCGGGTAGTACGTCAATATGTACCCTTTGGAATAGGTTAAAAATAGCTAAATTAATGGCGCACTTCATTAAGCCCCTATGTCTGTTCGTTCCTGTCTTTGCGTATTCCGTTGTAAGGTTGTAACGTGGGCTTATTTTTTCCCTTATTCTGTCCTCGGCGTCCTCTATTGCCTCGGTCACTATTGTATCAGTGCTGTCCGTTAGCTGGTCAATTGTTGACTGCTCCAAATATCTATATAAGTCTGTCTTAATAATAAACGCCATAATTTAGTAAGATTTGCGCCTTTGCCTAGTCCCAAATATAGGCTTTTTTACCATTCCGCCGCCTATAAAGTCCAAATATTGGCTTTTTAGTATTTCTATAAATAAATAATCGTTTGCGTCTGAGGTGTGGCCGTACTTTTCAAAGCTTACGCCGCTCCTTTTGTCCCTCTCTTTTTTCTTAAATTTCGTGCCGTCGCTGTCCTCCTGTAAATTAAAATAGTCGCTAATAGTGTTGGCGCAAT